AATAAACCAATCATGAGCATCCTTTTTAAGATATGACTCTTGTTTACTTCCCTGTGTAGTCATTGCGTCTTCAAAGGCCTGTAGGACTATGGCCTGGAACAACCTTTGTTCCGATGGTTTCTTAGTGTCTACGACTTCTGCAGCCATATCAATGCCCAAAATTTTTAACAAGTTTGGTGAATACATTCCTTAAATGCCTCTGTACCTCTCTAGGAGTTTCTATGTGGGCACACCATTTATAGTCAATGTAAGCGTCTTCAATAAACTCAGTGCGATCTGCACCATCAAGTTTTTTACATAATAATACTGAAGCTTGAATTAAATCATTATCTATATTTGCCATTACCATAACCACGTTGCGGGAAAAGATATGGATGTGGAAAAGCAACGTGGCTAGGCATTCTTGACGACCAGTTTTAAACCTTTAGCTTGTGCAGCTTTTTTTCTACCGGTACGCCAACACTCCTCAATCTTATCAAGGAATGAAAGACTAAAATTTCCTAAACCAAAATCATTTCCACAATACAACTGAAACATTAAACTCGTCAGCTCATCATAAGTTTTCTTGTTAGGACACACCATCACAAGCTTATTAAGAGCATTCTCTAATGCTTCCGGACTGCTTTTATTCACAGCTTTACCCACTAATTCTCCTTATTAAGTTAAATTTAGCGTTCGTTGTTATATGAAAATAAGGTGTTTAAAGCCCCACCTTTTCATTTAGGCTAAGGAAATACGTAACTAATTAATACTTATTTTGGCCTGTCTTGCAAGTCTAATTTTATATTAAAACCTATAGTGATTCGTTTTTTAGCACTTGTATTAATAGTGACCTCATGCAGCAAATAAGATGGAAACAATAAAATATCCCCATCATTTGGCTCATGAGCTATCATTTGAGCATAAGGCATATGTGGTGGTATCATGAAATACATTTGTTCATGAGTAGCAAACTTAATAGATCCTGTGTCTTTGCCCTGCACATAGTAAACACCAGATAAATCACAATCAGCTCTGTAATGAGTATGAAATAGGTTACCCCCACCAAATTCATTTATATTAGTCCAATAGATTATTTTACCAGATGCAGGTTTTTTTAAGTAATCTTTTTTATATTCTTCTAATATTAAATTAATAGGTTTCAGCAGCTCTTGCTCACACTCATACTTATGAATACTTCTCCAGCAGTTGGAGTTGTCTCCAGGTAAACCCTCAGGTTCTTTGGATCTTACGTCTAATATTTCTTTTTTTAATTTTTCATTTAATGCAGCATGTTCTGCATAATTTTTAATAAATAATTTTGTATCTTGTAATGTAATCATAAATAAAAAAGGGGCCAGTCTCCCGACCCCCTCTCAAACCCAGGTTCAAGGTTAACCATCCAACCTGCAGTTCTACTTACCATTCAGAAGTTTGTTGCCTTCTGTAAGTAAATTCTCTTTCATCTTCTGATAGCTTTTACCCTCTTTTTTAGCTATCTTTCTCACTTCATCATCAACTAATTTTGCAATCATAGATCCAGGTCTTCTGAAGCCTGCCTTCCCCATTGCTCTAATTATTGTGTATGATTCTATATCAACTGCACAAGATTTCCATTTGTCGATGTTCATGTCTTTCTCCTAATGCTCTTGATATTCTTTAGACTCAAAAAAATCAAGAAGTTTTATTTTCTTTTTACTTCTGCCACTATTGTAAATTTTTTCAATAATTACAATGTAGTCTTTTGTACTAGTCCCACTTAAAAACCAAGAAGACTTGCTTTTACAGGCATCTCTAAAACGTCTAAGATCAAAGTCTGGACATCTATCAGCTATAATATAGGCCATAACCATAGATCTCTTTAGTCTTCTCTTAGTATCGTCCATACCTAAAAAGTATTTTTTTAAAGTATTTAGTGCAGAACCAATACGATCAATGTTCTCAATCCCACCTGCAGGTATCTTAAACTCACCTGTTTTGAAATCAGTAGAAATTCTATTCCACAAAGAACATTGTTTTAGTAGCAACACAATTGCTTCTGCAACATTGATACCATACTGGTTCATTTTATTTCTGCATATCTTATAATCCATTTTGTTTCTTGCACAATGATGGTTTAGATAGGCTTCCATGGACCAATTCTTTCTACCTGTGTTTAATCTTGCAACATCAAGTGGATCATCAGAATTGATAATGATGTATGGAACTTTAAGGTCTAGTTCTTTTCTAGCTTGTAAAGTGTGTTGTCCATCAATCACTTCCATGTTTTCGTTTACACGTATTGGATCATAAAGATCTTTCTCTGCGATCAATCTTTTTAATTGAGTTACGTGTGCTTCATCTACAGGTCTATTACCTCTAGCTTTTTTAAACTTTGAGTAATCTGTTGTCTCAAAGTATTTGTTCTTAATTGCATTATTCATATCTTTTCCTCCTAACTAAAAATTAAATATGCAGCTCCACCAAAAAATAATAATAAAATTTTTGGTGGGATTGTTAATAATAGAAACAAAACAACCATCTTAATTATAAGGTCGGTCATTTGCCTCCTTCAGTTGGTCGTCAATTAACCTTCGTGCAATTTCTTCATTGATAGGATACATTGGAATATCATCAAATCTTAATGCACATTGTTGAAGTTGTTTCATAGCACTTTGGTATTCATCATCTGAATATTCTAAGGGCATATGTCCATCAACAGATACTAATGGTATTTGACTTAAGATGTTATCAACTTTTGTTGCCCAAAAGTTAAACACCATAGAGTATGATTTAGTTTTTAGTCTTAGGCTCATCATACCTCCATAAATTAAATTTATTTATGATCTCGTTAAGACCATTATGAAATTTAATTTTACCACTTAGTACATCTTCACATCTTATATTTTTGTAAACTTCACCATTTACAACTAATGTAAGAGTTTTTGTCGACTCATTAAATTCAACTGAAAAGACATGAGTCATGGCAACGCTCTTTGGTTTTACTTCCCAATCTGGTTTTAAAACCAATGCTTCGCCCAACTTTTCAGCAGCTGTCATAGCTGTCTCAGCTATGTTTTTTTCTGTTTTCATGATAACCTCTTTGTTAGTATTTTTAAAAAACATGTATTCTATATAAACATTTTAATGGGATATGCAAGAAAATAATATTATGGGATAATATAGGAATATGACTAAGTATTTATTAATTATGTATATGTGCAGCATGGTGAGTGGCCAGTGTCCGTCATCACATGTGACTGGTTATTCATTTGAGAGCCACGCAGCCTGTGTAGAACAAGGCTATAAAGTGGCACATAATACATTCAAATCATTAGAGGATACTGAAGAAATGGAGAGAGAATACATAGAAACTGCCCGTATTGTAATAAGATTTGATTGTCAGGCAGTAGAGGTTCCAAAGCCAATAATCCCACCCAAAAAACCCAAAGTGAACGCAGGCTTGATTTCCTAGCCCTTTTTGTTATATAATACTATATGAAGCTATATCGCATCCAAGCAAAATATAAAAATATATATATTGATGAGATGCTTGAGGGAGAGAACGATAAAGCCGCTCTTGAGGGTTTAGTAAAGAAGGTTGACTCAGGAGACGTAAACGAAAAACCTGGAGCTGGTTTTGAAGATCCCAACTTCTTGTTTTTAACCTTTGAGGAGGTAGACAGAGATGTCTCTACAGGAACTAGTGGCGAAGAAACTTCAGCTGGAGTCCAAGTGGGCAACGCAAGCGTTGACTCAAGGTAGGGTGACTACTGATATGAAGTGGATCGACATTGAACTAAAAGATGTAAAGGTCAAAATCAATGAACAAAGTGTTATTGATGCAAAAAAAGGTCTTTACGATATAGCTAGCTAGACTAGCAAAAAAAAATCAATTTTATTCCCAAGGTTAGTGCGCTCTAAATTTTCCAAAAAGCATTCAGTGTCGCATCTAGAATAGAACCCCTGCAACAGGAGGTCGTCTACTATTCAATAAAATAAAAAAGTCAAAATTTGCTCATGGTATAATTAGGAATAAAAAAAATAGGAGAGCAAAATGTATTGGACACCACAAAAAATAAAAGAGCTAAAAGAGAAGGGCCTTAAACTTAGATATTATGTTTATGACCCTAGACTTAAAGATCTTACATTCGAACAGATCGAAGAGTTAAAAGAAAAAGAGACTAACAAAAGTAAGTCTTCTTCTTGTAAAGAGTTTTAGATTTCTTACCATCAAAGTAATAACCTATAACTTCTTTATTCTTTCGCTTCGCCCCAACTTTTACCGATGGCAACATCAACTTTAAAAGGGACTTTAAGATTTTCGATAGCATTCTCCATTACCTCCTTTACACCTTTAATATCATTCTCTTCATTTATAGAAAAACATAATTCATCATGAATTTGTAACAATGGTTCGTAACCTGCTTTGTAACAATTTATCATTGCTTGTTTTGTTTGATCTGCAGCTGAACCTTGGATTAATCTATTTAAAGCCTTGTAAGTAAAAGCCCTCCTGATGTTATTACCATAGATGGCCTTAGCCTCTTCATACTGCATTGCTTTATTCATTCCGAAGGTAGCAGGCTCCCACATGTCGAATCGGCATTTACGACCCCTTATCGTGCGAATAAAGCCATACTTTGAAGCTGAGTTAGTCACAGCTTCAGCTAACTTCTTCACAAACGGAACTCTAGAATGATATTTACTCAACAAATTATCTGCAGCGTCTTTTGATATACCTAATTCTTTTGCAAGTTTAGCTTTACCCATTCCGTAAAATAAACCCAGGTTAATTGTTTTTGCATTAGTCCTGCTGATCCCAGCCATGTCCGCAACTATTTGATGAAAATCTGCTGCCTCGTTTTTATAAGCTTCAATAAATTCATCAGCACCTGTAAAATTATTATCTACAGCTGCAGCATAGTGAGCTACAAGTCTAGGCTCCTGTTGACTATAATCAAAGCTGCCCCATTGTTTACCTTCCTCAGGTAAAAACAAACTTCTTATTTTATCTCCATATTCTTTGTTCCTTGCAGGAATTTGTTGTAAGTTTGGATTAGAATAAGATAATCTACCAGAAACAGTCCCGCCTTGGTCAGATCTTAGTTGATTTATTTCTGAATGTATTCTACCTTTGTGAACATAACGTTGAATGGAGTCTATGAATGTTGAATGGAATTTATTTATTTCTCTTGCTTCTCTTATTAACTGCGCTATCGGGTTATTACAATTCACTAGCCAGTTTTGGGTAAAGCTAGGTTCATCACTTTTCGGTGTTCGTGGGTAATCAACTCCGATCCTATCAAAAACTTGTGCTACTGATCTTGCTGCCCAAATATCTACGTCAAGCGTGGTCTGAGATTTTATGCTTGATAAAACCTCAGACTCTTTTCGTTTGAATTCTTTTTTTAGCTTAGCTGCCTGGTCTTCGTCAACCCTTATTCCTCGCATCCTAGTATTAATTAATATAGGTAAAAGCTCCATTTCCATGTCCCAGACATCATTTAAGCTTTGTTTTGATATCTCAGTCTTAAATTGTTGCCATAATCTTAAAGTCAACGCTGCATCTTGCTCTGCATAAAACCCAACATAGCCTGCAGGTAGTCTCCATAGATCTGCTTTTGCATCGATACCCCATTCTTTTGCTTTTTCATTTAAGAAAGTTTCGTTTTTTATTTCACCAAGGTAATCTTTTGCACATGCGTTCAAACTAAAACTAAATCTGTTTTCGTTAATGAGAGCTGCAGCTATCATCGTATCTACAATAGGACCATTTATTTGAAAGCCATTTACTTTTAGCCAACCAACATCATAACTTGCATTGTGAAATATTTTTGTTGCTGGTGTTTTTAAAACTTCTTGCATCCAGGCAACTGTAATTCCTTCGTCCATGTTGCCTCCTGCATCATGATGTATAGGAAAGTACCATTGTTGATCAAAAGCAGCTACTGCAAAACCTACAATGTGGCCATCAAATGTTGCCCAACCTGCACCTTTTGTTTTAATGTTTGGATCTTTTGTCTCCAGGTCAATTGCTATTTCTTTAGCGTGTCTTAAATCAGGATACTCACTCGGACAAACCCAATCGGAGTCATTGTAAATAAAATTTAATTGATGAGTCATTAAAGTTTCTTTTTCAATTCCTTTAAATATTCTTCGTTTTCTTTTTCTTCTCTGCTTTGCCTATTTAAAAAATAATAAGTTATCATTGCACCTATAAAAGTACAGATGATTCCATAAAAAAACATTCCTATTCCAAGTTCTGTAGTCATTATTTACCTGCTTGTGAGTTTATTAATCTGAATACCGTTGTATATGGATTTATATCGTAATCTCTTGCGCACCCGGTCAGGGTCATAACAATACCAATTATAATAATAAATCTTACCATTTCCTAACACGACTTGCCCACCATTTATCTAATATGAAATACCAAACAGAATTTGCCAAAGGTTCAACTATTGCATCTGTAAGTGCTATCATAAAAGACACATCAGCTATTAACATTAAACAAATTATTGCTATTGCAAAATGACCGATAGTATAAATTATAGTTCTTACTATCGATCCTCTACTTTTGTGTATTACGTTCCACAATCCCGATGTAAACTCAGTCATCTTTTGTATCCTTAATTTTTTTTATTTCTAACTGACAATAATGTATTATTTTTTCTAAATCTTCTATTCCATTTTTAAATAAATACCTACAAACGTACTTCACGATATTCCCTTGAAAAAATGTAAGATTATTTTTTGCAATAAATTCATAGGGCTGAATCGTGAAATGCTTGTAGTGGGATCCTCCAATCTGCTTATCCTGTGGGAAAGCGTCATCAAACATGTCTTTATCTGTCATAGTTAGCCTCATAAGTTTTAAAATATTTTCCTAATGGAAAATTATATTGATGATAGGTGCCTAATAAATGTAAAGTTTGTTTAGATCTGGTAGCACCTGTATACCAAACTCTAAGTTCTTTTACTTTTTCTTGTGAATTTTTTTTATCAAAATGAGAAGGGAAGTTACATTTACTGGCCAACACCACATTATCAGCTTCTCCTCCTTTGACTTGGTGTATTGTATCTATTGTTATTTTAGGAGGTGCATTTAAATCAACACCCTCTTTCATTAATTTTTCGAAATACATCTTATCTTTATCTTTAAATTTTCTTTGAAATACTTGATTCCAATTTGCTTTTTCATCACGCATACCACACCTTAAGTGTAATTCATCAAATGTAAATACCTGATTTGGATGAGCAAAACTCCATTTTTTACTATCCGCTGACCGGTAGCCGTGGTCTATGTTTAATAAAAACTCGTACATTGTGCAGGCCTCTTCTCTAGAAATAGAACCACCTTCACATATTTTTTCCCAATATTGAATTGCTAGGAATTGATTCGGATCAAATGATTTATTGCCTTTTACATCTTGATAATACAAAGATAAATTTCTAGCCTCCTGCTGCAGCTCCTTCTTAACATCATTTATTCTTGCAAGAACCATCCAGCTTCCTTCTAGATCCCAAGGCACTTTTTTTAAACCTGTCCACCTGTAAATAGAACCATCTTTACCATTAGAATAAAATTCTTTAGGCACTCTATTGTTACCCATGCCATGTAATAAACACTTAGAAAAAAAATGTATGTCCTTGTTTAATCTTACCGATTTTTTTAAAACTAAAGACTTACCAGGAAAAGTTTGAAATAAATTAACATCAGCACCATTCCATTCGTAAATAGCCTGGTCATCATCTCCTGCAATATAAACTCTATCAACAGCTTCAGATATTTTCACAACCATATCCCACTGCAGAGGTGTTAAATCTTGAGCTTCATCTACCATCAAAACTTTAAAAGGTATCACTAACCCATCAGTAATATATCTTTGTACCATATCGGTAAAATCTAATCTGTCAGGTGTCCGTTGTCCGTTCTCCAGTTCCATTGTTTTAAATTCTTCGTATCCATTGATAATAGATTTAAACTGCTGCAGCCTTACAGCTTTTCTAGATTGTTGTTTGTAAAGCCACACAGGATCTACTTTCATGTTTCTTGCTCTATCGTAAATTTGTAAAGACCAATTATTGTAAACCTTTTGATCATCATGGCCTTCTTTGTAATTAACTTTTACTGTTCCGTATTGAGTATGGAACATAAGCATATCTGCTTTAGGATCTAATACGGGAATCTCAGCAAACTGTTGTCTGGCCAAAGAATGTAGTGTTCTAAAATATTTGAAATCATCTTCATCATATTCTTTAAATCTTTTTCTAACTCTTGCAACACATTCATTAACAGCTTTATTTGTAAAAGACACGTAACAGATTTCATCAGGAGAGTAACCTTGTCTAAGATAACGTTGTACACGTTTCAATAAGTTTTCTGTTTTACCTGTGCCTGGAGGACCAAATATTTTAATTGTCTTCCCACGCAGCCTTCGGTTTAGTGAATTTGACATTTTTATTTTTATGCTCCTGTTGTTTTGGTAAACTTACAACCCAGTGTCTGCTACTTATATTTTGAAATTTCTTTTTGGGCTGTGCTCCTCCTGTTTCTAAAAATCTTGTGCATTCTTTTTCATTCCAATTATAACCTAATTTTTTCATAAATGATCTAAAGGTTTCTAACTTAAACCTCATCTCATATTCGTCCTTCCAAATATTACCAGAATCTATTTGATCAAATTCTGTTGTATCTTCTACGTCTTCTAAGAATCTAGCCATTCTTGAATTAAACACATCTTCTCTCTCCTCGTGTTCGTCATAACCTTCCATATCTTGTTTGTTAGATATTAATTCATCAAGCCAATCTCGATATGGATCTGGATCTCTTTTAGTTGGTTTTAATGGTCTCCAGACAATATCAAAATTAAGAAGTTGTTCTCCCAACAATTGTTGTTGGTATAATTGTTTTGTAGATAATCTAATCGATTTACCTTGTATTGGTAAAATCCAATATGGTTCCGGATAAGAGTTTACTTTAAGTAATTTGCCAACCTCAGGTAAAGCTTCATTAGCACCAATACCCAGTTTACGTTTAATACATTCACTAGATACACAATGCATTCGTGCAATAGATGTTTTGCATTTGTAGGCATACTCTTTGTTCTCAACACCTTTAAATATATTCTCTAATTCTTTTGGATGTAATCTTTCATCACATACTTTTGTCATCATATCTCTTGTCCAATCTTGATACATTACAGGATCTGGATTTATTTTTTTAGCTAGAACAGCAACATTAAACATTGCATCATTACGACCCTCACCTTTTTTTACTTTGTTTTTCATAAAATTTACTACACATGGTGGGTAATCTTTAGTTTCATCATCTTGAAATATTTTTAATTTTTTAAATGTAGTAGGAGTTTGTCTATATTTTTTTACAAACTTAAATAATTCTTCTATCTTAATTGCGTTGCAATCATCATCCATTGCAACTCTTGTAGTCATTTGTGCTTTTTGATAAGGAAGGTTTACAAAATTACCTTTTCTTTTGTCGTCCCATTTCTCAGGTGTTAAATCAACTTCATCTTGTGCAGGAAAAATATCTGTCGTGGTATCATTGATACCAAGATCAGATGCGATCTCTATTAATTTTTTACGCATAGATGATGCAGGAACTACACCATCAATAAATAAAATTAGATGGAGTCCGTTGGACTTTGATCTAAACGGGACGAGTGGGTATTTCCTTTTCCGTATAATCGATATAATTTCCTTATGCTGTATATTATAACGATCAACATCGATGACCCCCCAACTGCATGTATTATCATCTCTGATAGGGACAGATCCATAGTAAGCTTCTCCTTTTAAATGTTGCTTCCAATGATCAATAGTCATTGGAGAAGGTTCAAGCCAATGTTTGAATTCTGCCTTACCTTTAGGATTTTTCTTACCCGTGGGTTTGGATACACCAAAATATGTAGTTGAGCCCTGGAAGAGTAATACAAACTCCTCCAGGGTTTTGTCAAGTAGATCCATAAATTAGAATGGTGTTTTAGCTACCTGTTCTTCTTTTCCATGATTAACACGCACAGATCCTTTTTTACAACTTTCATAAAACTCATAAGCTGTTTTCATGATCTCTTCGCTTTCAACTGGTCCAACATGAGATATCTCCCATCCAAACCAAGATCCAAGATTATTTTTCTCTAAGACCGTGCTCATAGTATAAAGCTGAGTAAATGGTGCTGGTTTGAAAAAACCCTTACCATCTCTCTTTTTTTGCCTTAATGACATCATCATTGAATTCCACTTCTTAGATTTTTTTCTTTGAGTAGATTTCATTGTGATTAGAGCAGTTGACGTTTTGTTAGACTCAACTACCATTACGTAATGAGAGGCTGTTTCCTCGATGTAATTACCATTCTCAAGCCTATCTTTACCATCATCACCACGAGTAGTTTTACTCATGATATCAGAGTCACTTGGATAAACATTTACAGGTGCTACTGCTCCCTTATCTCTGTCTCTCCATTCGATGTACTCTAATTTATAAAAACAAGGAATAACATTTATCCCTTTTGTTCCATCATAAAGTTCATCAGTGACTGTGTTGTAAATCATACCAGCTCTTGCTTCTGCTATGAAATTACTATCACCTTGTGTTACTTGTGGTGAAAGTTGACCAAGCACTTTAAGAAATGGTAATGCTAAACTTTTTGAGTCTACATTATCAAAACCTGTATCAGCAAATTGTTCTATATTAATTGCTGCTACTGCACCGGCTTCTTTTTTAATCGTAACTTCGTCCGATTGTCCGTTTTTAGTTTTCACGTCTTCTCCTTTATTTGTTATTTGTTATTTTAGTTTTGTTAGCAATGTAAACGCCAAACAAATCGAAAGGTAATTTCTTACCGCCTTCAACTTGCTCTCTTACAAAAGCTTTCAAAGTCATTGGTTCAACTTTTTCTTTTTTAGAATAAGCAAACCCATGTTCTTCGCAAACTTTAATAAGCTCCGACACTTGATTGTCTTGACCTCGATTGAAATTAGCAGTGACTGTGTTTTTAATTAAATCTTCATAGCCATTGCCTCTCAACCAACCGAAGGCCTCTTCAACCCTAGACTCAGGAATCTTAGCAGCGTAGAAAGGTTTAACTTCTACTTCAGTGCCGTCTTTTAATTTAATTTTCGACACACCTGCTTCTTGCATCATCTCTGGGATAATACGTTCTTCCAAATCTCTAACTTTATTTTTAGTTTTTGAAAGTTGTTCCTCGATGTCTTTGTATTGCTGTTGGAGTTCTTTTAGTTGGTGACACTTGTCAGTAATTGATTTTACATTATCTTGACTAATGTCAATGGATGACATTTTTTCTATATCCATATTTTCCTCCTGATGTCTCTTAAAATAAGTTCTTGAAGTTTGCAACAATAAAATATATTTAATTACACGATGTGGAAATATCCGTATAAAACTAAACCTTATGAGCATCAAAGAAATGCTCTGAATGAATCAGCAGAAAAAACGCAGTGGGCTTACTTTATGGAGATGGGTACAGGCAAAACAAAAGTAACTATTGATAATTTAGCTTACTTATATTTAAAAAATCAAATAAAATCTGTATTAGTTATAGCACCTAAATCTGTATACACAGTCTGGGAAACAGAAATAGAAACTCATTTACCTAAAGAAATCAAATATAAGATATACAAATGGAATATAAGTAAACCAAAAGAATATGATTTACTTAATAAATATGATCACCTTAGAATCTTTCTAATAAACGTAGAAGCTTTATCAACCTCAAGAGGTTTCAATGCTTGTAAAGATTATCTTATTACAAATACAAAAAACTTTGTAGCACTGGATGAATCAACCACAATAAAAAACCGATCAGCAAAAAGAACAAAAAACATTTTAGGACTACGATCATTGTCGAGTATAAGGCGTATACTAACAGGATCGCCAATAACAAAATCTCCATTGGATTTGTATACACAATGTCAATTTTTAAGTCCACAACTATTAGGATTTACAAGTTATCTAGCTTTTAGAAATAGATATGCTGAGATGTCAGACATACCTGTAGGATCAGGAAGATTTATTAGTGTGCCTAAATTCTATAAAAGACTTGAGGAGTTAGAAACAAAATTACAACACTTTTCGACTAGAATACGAAAAGACCAATGTTTAGACCTGAAGCCAAAGATTCGCCAGAAAAGATACATTGAACTCGAAGGTGAGAGCAAAAAAATATATGATCGCCTACGAATCTCTGCACTAGCTATAGTTGAAGATAGTACAATATCATTTTCTAATAAATTAACAGAGATTATCAAACTTCACCAGGTTTGTAATGGTTTTACTAAAAGTGATGAAGGTGAAATACTAAGTTTACATTCACAAAAAATTACAGCTTTAGATGAAATACTTGAAGAGGCTGATGGTAAATGTATCATTTGGGCCAATTATATTTACAATATTAAAGAAATCATAGATTTTATAGGCAAAAAATATGGCAAGGATTCTGTCGTATCTATCTACGGAGAGGTTGATGTAGAGGAGAGAAAAAGAGCAGTTGAACGTATTCAAAACGATCCTAAAACTAGATTTTTAGTTGGTAATCCTACAACTGGTGGTTTTGGTTTAACACTCACTGCTTGTACAAATGTGATTTATTTTTCTAATAACTACAATCTTGAGGTGAGAAAGCAATCTGAAGATAGGGCACATAGAATGGGCCAGAAAAATTCTGTAACATATGTTGATATAGTTGCTAAAAACACCCTTGATGAAGCTATTATGAAATCTTTGGTAGTAAAAGGTCATTTAGCAGCCAAAACATTAGGCGAAGAAGACTTAAGAGACTGGTTGTTGTAGTTTATTAAACAGCTCTAATCTATGTAAAAACTTATCAGCGTATTCCTTCAAATCAGCCTCTGAGAGACGAAATTCTTGATACTTGAGGTCTCGGGTGCAAATACTGATTACCCCCTGCTCTATGGGCCCGTAATTGGCTGTATGGGCTAAATAATAGGCCCCCAACTGATGTTTATAGTCATCTACCCATTCTTCTTTTTTAGGTTTATTTGATTGCTTCCAATCAACAATACTGGGCTTTCCGTAAGCCACAGCTGTCATATCACAAGTTCCTGCAAATTTATTTTGATACTCAAGGCTTATTTCATTACCCCAAACTTCATCTATTTTAATATTGTCCAAAATGGTTTTTGCCATCATTCTAGGTTTAGCTCCCTCTTCCATATCATTATAATAACCACCACCACTTAAGTAATATTCCAATACTTGATGCATCTCTGTTCCAATTGTAGAAGCCTGATTCATGATACGATCAGCTTCTTTTTCACCTACTCTTCTACGCCAGTTATTAAGCTGACGCATATCTTTAGTGGCACTTAAAATTGTTGTAACGCTTGGAACTTTTATATTATCAACTAGATATTTCCGACCTGTAGTATCAGAAAATCTATTGTAGTGTTTGTAAGGATATTTTTTGTTTATTATTAGTTTCACCAGAGTTTTGTAATTAATACTATTATAACGCTAGCCATACCAGTAATTAATACACCCGCAGAAGTCAATAAAATTTTTTCTATTCTATTCATATCATTTCGAAGTTCTCTTATATCTGCCTGGGTTTGCTTTTGCATGATTCTGCAAAGCTTTTCATGTGATTCGATTTTTTCTAAAGCTTTATTAGACATTTCCTGTATTCTTTCTAGCTATAGCTGCCCCCGTTGGATCATTAGGAAATAGGGCTTCGAATGTTCTAGCGTTAACTTGTGGTCCGGTAGCCGGTGCTACTGGAGCTGTAGGGGGTGTCATATCAGGATTTTCTAATTGTAAATCTTCAAACACTTTAAGTTTTTCTTCGCTAGCAACATCTTGTTCTTCTGCATCTAATAATAATT